TAATTTATATTTAGGTAATACTTTTAAAGCATCTCGGTGCATTTCATTTGTACGAGATACACAATGGTCAATAGCAGTATACGGTCCTCGGTTATCTGACAAGAGCAGACACTCCGGTCCTTTAATTGCTAAATGACACATAATTATAGTTGCATAGATCATTAACAACCTCGGTGGTTACTAGCTTCGTTGTCTTCTTCAGCTAATCTTTTCTGCTCGTCAACAATTAGTTCTTTGAGATACCATTGAGCTTTCTTTAGATCATTTAGTCTTTGACCTTTAGCCCGGTAACGCCATATATACTTCATGATGTTGCCTTGTAAGTAGCCTTGATACTCTGCACCGGTAGCTGACTTGATTGCTTCAATACACTCAACGTCGCCTTGCTTGTAATGTGGTGGACTATTGACTACAAGCTCGTCAATGGTCACAAAGTCTTTCGCTAGTTTCATGTGATTCTCCGTGAACTGGTTGACGCCACGAGAAACCCTGAACCCGTGTTGTCGGTTATTGAAAAAACGCTAACGCCCCTAGGGCTCGTTGACTAGTACAAACGCACGCCAACAAGCACTATGAGCGCTAGCAATATGAGGATACTAAGTGTAAACATTAATGCCTTTCCTGAAGTACAATGAGGCCGAATATAACGACCCCAAGGACTATAAAGAACGACACAGACATTAGAACGGCAACTGCTTTTCTGATGGCTCAGATGTAGATACACTAGGCGCAGACTCGATAGCTTCGAAACCTGCAGTAGGCGTGTACTCTACTAGATCAACAACTTGAACCGCAGTAAGAGATGTAGCAACACCTTTACGACCAGGTGCTTCGTACTCATACTGCCATAAGTTGACATTAACCTTGGAACCGTTACCGATATTATTGCCGTCAAGAGGCTGTAGTTTAGAATCTACAATCTTAACTGGTGCATTAGGCTGACCATCGGCTTTAATACCTTTACGCTTTAGGTTAACATTAGAGGTCTTGTCATCGTCTTTATCTTGTTTGACGTTAAGACCATAATCTTTGAGCTCTTGAACTTTAGCAGCATCAGAGGTCTGTATCACCATTTCCCATTGCTTAGAACCGAATGGGTTAACGGGTGCGTCAGTACCTGCGATACGACAAAACTTAGCTGTAAGATCTTTTATGATAATGGAACGAGGATATGTACTCACGACTTTACTCCTTATAGTTTAAGTTAAAGATAATACTATTAGCATTGCGTGCTTGTCACGCAACACTAGGATACTTGTTACTAACAAAGTGATCGACATTAAGATTATTAGAAACGATATGGATAATCTCGTCGACACCTAACGCTACATTGTAGACTGATAGCGCATAATCGAATACTTCTTGATGGGTCATATGACACCTCCTGTTAGTAATATACACAAGCAATACGAGCTTGTCTCGTTTAGCCAGGTAGTCATTGAGAGACACCTGACTATCTCGAATATCACCCTATTGTTATACTTATAGGGTCTTTACCGGCCCTGCAACCCCCTCTCTAATAGGGGACAGGCTACCTAAAGCCTCCTGAGAGCCAGTAACAGTACAATATCACCAAGCCAAAGCCTAGCGCCATTATACCATGAGCCAATAGAACATCAGTCATGTTACCATCAGCAATATGATTAGGCCAGCAAATATAGCCACAACTCCAATAATGTCATCTTTAGTAACCATGTTACCTCCTATAATAAATTAATACTACCTACAATGCCAGCTTGTCTGGCAAACCATAATATAAAAGAAGGGGGCCGTAGAAATATAGTGTATACATATATATATAATAAATTTTTTCCTAAGTCTCTCTTAAGGAAGTGCCTCCTATTAGAGATAACAATTGGTTAAATTTAACCAGGAGGTATAATGATTCTCTACAATGATCCCTGCGATGACGTAGGAGTGAGTGTTAGCGATTGGATAAAAAGGATTAATAATGGACAAAAAGACAAACAAACAAGACATGATAGTGCTAGGAGTAGTAGGAATAATAGTCTTGCTAGCTATTGGGGTTCATTATGGATAATAGAAGAAAACTCGAACTTGTTAAAGAAGCGACGAAGCGAAAGCTCTTAACTCAATACCAGACAGACTTTGAACAGTTTGCAAAACAACAAATCAAAATAATTACTAAAGATGCTAGTAAAGGATTTGTGCCATTTATATTTAATGAAGCTCAGCAAAAAGTAAATGAAGCATTAGAGCAGCAGTTGAAGGAAAAAGGCAGGGTTAGAGCTTTAATACTAAAAGCTAGACAACAAGGTATATCTACGTTCTGTACTGCACGTACAGCTTGGAAAAGCTTTTTTACCCCTAATGCCAGATCAGTAGTTATGGCTCATGATAGTGCTACTTCTGATGCTTTGTTTGCTATGAGTAAAAACTTGTTTGACCGAATGGCAGATGAGTTTAGACCTAAGCTGTTAGCTTCAAACGCAAAGGAGATTAAGTTTGAACATAATAATGCAGGTTATAGATTATATACTGCGGGTAGTCCTGAAGCCGGTAGAGGTACTACCCCTACGATCGCCCACCTTAGCGAGGTGGCCTTTTGGACTTTTGACGAAAAGATTCTTGCCGGACTTTTCCAAGGTATATCTCAAGCTGAGGGTACCGAAGTTATATTGGAGTCGACGGCCAACGGTGCAAAAGGGGAATTTTACCGGTTATGGAAACAAGCTGAAAGAGACTATGAGAAAGGTGGTACTGAGTACATACCTATCTTTTTACCTTGGTATATCACTGCTGAATATAGGAGAAAAGCTCCAGAAAGCTTCGAGCCTACTGAAGAAGAGTCTAAACTTATGGATAAGCATGGACTGGACTTTGATCAGCTATATTGGAGGCGTCTCAAGATTGCTGAGTCGGGTGAAAGAAAGTTTTTGCAAGAGTATCCGACAACTGCTGAAGAAGCGTTCCTAGTTAGTGGTAGCGGAGTATTTGATACTGGTAAGCTAGCTGAACTAGAGCCAGTACCTTATTTAAAGAAGATGAAGCTTGACCTTGATTCTAAGTTCTTTGAGACTACGAGTGAAGGTGATATAGAAATATACGATTACCCAGATCACGATATGGGTTACGTTATTGGTGCTGATGTAGCACTAGGCGTAGGAAAAGATTATTCTGCTGCTGTAGTTATAGATGAGAATAGAAACATAGTAGCAGCTTATAGAAACAATAGAATAGATCCTAGTAAGTTTGGAGACTTTTTGTTTTATCTAGGTAGGTATTATAATAATGCTTTGCTTGCTGTTGAGTCTAACTCAATGGGTATAGCAACACTACAGAAGCTAGATGATATGGGGTATATAAATCTATACAGACAAACAAAGATCGCTAACGTAAGTAGGGAAGAAGGAGAAAGACTTGGGTTTAGAACTACTACAGCAACTAGACCTACAATTATAGGTAACTTGAAGAATGCTATAGAAAATGACGACATATACATTCCCAGCATTGAAGTTATCCAGGAACTAAAAGACTATATAGTAAATGACCATGGGAAAGCAGAAGCAGCTCCAGGATGTTATGATGATTATGTAATGTCTCTTGCTATTGGATTAGAAGTACTGCGCTCTCACTATGATCGTATAACAACAAACAAGGTACCGTGGAATCAAAAGTTTTCTGCAATGCCTTCAGATAATACGAGGTGGATATGATACTAGAAACTGCACTTATGTGCATGGCTGCTAATATATATCACGAGGCAAAGAACCAGTCTATGCTAGGGCAATTTGCGGTTGCTCAAGTAGTAATGAATCGAGTAGAAGATCATCGATACCCTAACACAATATGTGAGGTTGTAAAGCAGGGTTTAACATATAAAAACGGAAAGGTAGTAATAGGCAAATGCCAATTTTCTTGGTACTGTGATGGAAAATCTGACGAGCCTAGAAGAAAAAGTAAAGCGTGGAGTAGTGCTGTAAGGAACGCAGCTATAATAATGGGTGAAAGTATTAACATAGACGTAACCGATGGAGCTACTCACTATCATGCAAGCTACGTAAGACCTGCATGGGCTAAAACAAAAACACGAACGACCCGAATAGATAAACATATATTTTATAGATGGGAGAAATAATGATATACGGTTGGATATTAATAATGGTAACTCTGTTTCCTAATGGATCTCTAGAAGGAGAAGGAATAGAATACTATAACGACTATGAGGCTTGCTTTGAAAAAATGGTTCAGCTATCCATATTAGGACAAGGAAAAGCTTATACTTGTCTTGATGATTATGTAGATGTAAGCGGAGATATGATACATGAGGAGGATTTAGAGTAATGCAAATAGGTACTGTAACAAACCAATATATTAATAACTATCACTATGAAGGCGTTCAACTACAAAATAAGAATTATGAAAGACAAGTTGATAGACTAGAAGAGTACCAAAAGACTCAATATAAACAACAACAATACCGTGATTACATGAGGTACATTGCGTATATTATGATGATGCAAATGTTCGCAAAAAATCAAATGTGGTCATTAATTGAATCAACGAGACTACATAGAACACTCGATATTATGGCTTAATATACAAAGTGTCCCCTATTAGAGAATTTTACAAAGTAGAGGAATCGGATATGTATAGATACTTTAAAAGAATCATATGTGCTATATTGAATCGTAAATGTAACGATGACTGTACTTGCACTGAGAACAAATAAACGGAGAGTAACATGAGTAGAGGCGGTAATTCCCATCCAAACTCACTAAAGAACCTGCGCCCCTTCACTCGTGAAGGTGCGCGCGCCGGCCAAAAAAATTCGGTAATTGCGCGTAAAGCTAATAAAGAAGCGCGAGAAGCTTTGAAGTTAACGCTTAACGATTGGAAGGCGTTAAAAGACGAAGTAAAAGACGATGCACCAGCAGCATTAGATGTTCTTAAAATAGCTATGACAAAAGCTCTTGCAGCTGAAGACATGGACGAGGCAACTAGGCTAGCTACAGTATTAGCTGAGTTTGAGGCACCAAAGCTACAACGACAAGATATAACTCAAATCACTCAGACTTCTGATATGACTGATGAACAACTACAGAGAGCTTTGGAAGATATGGATCTGGAGTTTTCTGTTGAAACAAAAAACTTAAACTGAGGTAAAGAATGTGGAAGATACGAAATCCTTACAAAAAGGTAGCAAGTATAATGAGTATGACGAAGATGGAGACGGAATCGTTACAGATGAAGAACTCCGGCATGTTAAAGAAATTAAGGAAGTCGAACATAATTTACGGAAACAGCGTGCACAGAGACGAATGGCTACATGGACACTTATCGGAATGGG